GAAATATTCAGCCGGAATATCTTCAACGCGCTTCTGCTTGGCCCAAGCGAGGAATGCGCGGGTGTTAACGTTCAGGCTTTCCAGCAAATCGCGGATTTGCGCGGCCTGATCTTGCGTGATCGAGCCCGGAGGAGCCATGTAAGGTTCCTCTGAAGCGGTGGAAGCCTTTCCGTCGTCATCGTCTGCGGCGGCAAGCCCAAGGGCGGCCTTGAGCGTGTAGCGCTGTAAATAAGTGATGGTTGAACCGATCTGCTGGAGAGCGTTTTTCTTGCCGCTATCATCGCGGCCGGCGCTCAATGTCGTTTCCTCGGAATGGCCGTCGCGGTGCGAAATGATGCATGTCACGCGAACGGGCTGGTTGAGGTCCGACAAAACACGGAAGCGATAGGACAACCCAAATTCGCTCAAAATCGGATCGACAGTGCGCGCAATCTCAGCCATGTCCTCATGGTTGTACTCGGTCCTGTCGTTTCCGCTCTTGTGTTCGAAGCCGACGCGGCGGTTCTTTCGAATAACTGGTATCTTTGCCTTTGCCGACGCCATCGCATTGTCAAAAGCTTTGCGGGCCTGGTTCGCTTCCCAGCGCTCTTGCAACCCCATCAGCTTTTCGATCATGTCGATATCGGCGCCGGACTGGACAGCCCGCGAAAGCATTTCCATCGGAGTGACGATGGCAAGGGCAGTTGGCTCCTCCTGCGGGATAACACTGACTTTCTTCATTGCCTCACTCATGTTCGCTCCATTTCAGTTGCAATAGCCTGAAGCTGTCCCGCGTAAATCGCATCAAGGTGTTTGGCGTGTTCGTGCATTCGTTCGTTGGCGGTCAGGGGATCGACGCCAGCGCGGCGCTCGCCCTGATAAAACTCAAGCAGAGCTTCGGCGCGACGGCGCGCGGCCTGATGCTCTGCTAACAGTTCGTCTGCGATCTGCTGGCTTGTCATGCGTGCTTCCGATGATCGCGGGCATGATCGAACCGTGCGGCTTGACGGTCGCCTGCATCGGGGAAGATCGGGACAAGTCCGGCGGCGACTTCCGTCATGATTTCTTCGGTCACGTCCTCAATGGACATGCCGTTAACGTGGTGGATGAAAACGATGTCGCGTAAATTGCCGCCCGCGATCAGTGCGACGATGCCGCGCCGCGTGGTTTCGGGAGAGACAACGGCTTCCCAGCCGCGCTTGCCAAAATCTTCCATCACGACGAAATAGGAATGATTGACGCGATTGCTGGCGGCAGGGTGATCGCGGGACGTTTCAGCAACGGCAGTGGCAACTTGAACCATCTTCTCCCCCTCTTATTATCCCGTGTTGAATGATGGAATGATTAGGCTGCGAGAACTTGATCGATATATTTGTGAACGGCGGTCATGTCGGAACTCAGATGCAGATGGCCCGCGCGCTCAAGCTGAGCAGCAACCTGGAAGCGGATGTAGACCATGTTCGGATTGTTATCGTCGCCAGCGCGGCCGTAGCAGGCGCGGATTAGACGCTCTTGCGTCCGTGCAGCTTCGTTGTAGTCGTCGCGATTCCACTTGGTGCGACCGGCGGCGCGCATCCGCATGTTGGCGGCGTCGAAGGCCGACGCGCGGAGCAATGACGGAAGCGGGTTCATCGCGTTGCTGCGCTGGTTGTTTCGCTGAACCTTGGCTGTCTTGGTCATTTGTTTGCCCCTTTGTTCGATGGGCAGACTATAGCCACAAAATGTTAGACCGGTCAATAGCCCTAGCCACAAATAGTTAGAATAATTTTGGGCAATAAAAAACCCCGTGGGAATCAGAGGTTAGCTGGAACCGGTTATTTTCGGAGGGCTAAAATCATCTGCATGGCCGTCTCAACGGTTTCGGCCGGTAGGCTCCGCATGAGCTGGTTTGGGCTGGGCTTATCGGGGTGGTAGTACAAGTCCTCGCCCTCCAGATCGCCGCTAAGGGCCTTGGCGACGGCCTGTAGCGTGTCTGTCGTCATGGGCGTGGGGCTTTTGCCGCTCCCACCTGGAAACGGTCATGGCGAGCGTTTCTAGGCGCGCGGCGAGCTGTTCCTGAGTGAGCCCCCGGTGTTCCCGGTGTTCCTTCAGATATATCTTGCGCTGTTTTTTTGGACCGATTTTGACGGGCATCGCCTGTAAACACTACTAACTCTTTGTGTTTACGTCACTATTTCCAAAATGTTAGGAGGGCTTGACAACCGCTAACATTATGTGGCTATAATGACGGGCGATGGATACAAACCCTCTCAAGGTCTGGCGCAACCGGCAAACCCCCAAAATCTCGCAAGGGAAATTGGCGGAACTGCTGGGCGTGCGAGCAATGACTGTTTCCCGCTGGGAGCGGGGCAATCATCTACCGAATAAAAGGCATTGGCCGAAGATCGAGGAAGCGACTGGAATCGCAGCCTCGGATTTGGTGGAGCACGTCAAGACGACGGAGCAAGCCTAATGTCCGCGATCCCTGCCAATGATCGTCAACAGCCGTGCCCGTATCATCGGAGCGGTCTGAAGCATGGCAAGCGCTGGACTGACACAGGACAATACCGGGATCAAAACCCCGCCGCGCTCGATACAGCGGACAATCCGCACCATGCCGGCGCCAGCATCCTCGATATCCCCGAAATGGGTTGTGAAATACTCGGGTATCCCGACGCAATCGAGAATTTCCGCCATTGGACGCCCCCATTACCGAGGCTTCCATCCTGCGCTTTGTCTGGCAACGGACACAACCTAAATCTTTTGAATCAAATCGGGGGTGTGGATTGACCGCAATTCCGCTCAATACCCGCCACAGTTGTGCTTGCTGTTCCGCGCCGGGAACTGTTGAGATCATCGGGGGATTTTTCCTCTGCGATCGATGCAATGGGATCAAGGAAACGCATTTTCCGAATTCGAAATTCAAAGCTTGCGCCGGGACAGCATCCTCAGGCGTGAGTTCGCCCGGCGCTCCTTGCGGTTCTCCACCTTCGGGAGAGAGTGAGCCTTCGGTGACGCCGGCTTACGCGTCGGGCGAATCCTTTCCCGAAATTCCCGAATTTCTGCGACGTGTGAGGGCGGCATGACATTTCATGTTGGACAGAAAGTGGTTTGCGTGGATGCGAGCGGTCTCAAGAGAACATCGCTTGCAAAAGGTTCGGTTTATACGGTCGATATCGTCCACGCTCGTGGAATTAGTGTCGCTGAAATTCCCCAGCCAAACCGCGAACGTGGATATTTCTTTCGCCGCTTCCGTCCCGTCACTGAGCGCAAAACCGACATTTCAATCTTTACCAAAATGCTCACTCCGCAGGGAGTTGATGCGTGACCCATTGGCGCGGACAGAAAACAGCGGGGGCTAGCCATTTTCCATCCGCGCTACGCTCGCACAATGCGAGCGATCTTGAATTGGGCGCGCGGTTTTTCTCCATAGCCGCGATAGCTCTCCCCGTCGTTATCGTTGGCTTCCTCGTTATCAGTTACATGGCTCTTGCTCCGCTGTTCGGCCTGCTAGCCGTGCCAGCGTTCTAATAGTGGTCGATTCTCGTTCGCGTGTTCCTGCCTCATGGTTTGTTCAATCACGAGGAGAGTTGTCAAAATGCAGGAAGATTTCCGTCAAATGAACAGTGCGGCCTCCGACATATCGACGCTTAACGGGATGGCCCGTTCGCTTGAGAGAAGCGAGGCGCGGCGCGTCGGGACAACCTTGACCCAGGCTCGCAAGATGGTGGCGAGACGGATCGGGGTCACATCGGCCGCATTTGAAAACTTTCTGTACTCCCGCACCAAGACAGTACCGAGTTGGCTCATGGGCCGCGTCCGCGCCGAACTGATTTCGGTTCTCGAATTGGAAGTGCAAAACCTTGAACACGAAATCCAACTCCATAAGCAAGCTGGTTCTGACCATTCTGGAACTGCGCTGGTCGCGGCTGAAACTAAGCTTGCGGCGGCTCGTAAAATCCTTAAGGGCGAAGTGAAATGAGAACCTATTTGTTTTTCCGCGAAGGCCATTTCTATAACAGCGGCGGCTCGTCTTAAAACAATAGGCAAAGTATTTGGGCTCACGGGCGAACGCGTCCGTCAAATTGCGGAAGCCCATTCTACTGCTGCCTGACTTTTCAGAAGGCGAAGCAAATTCAGAGTTGATGTGAACCAACTTTTTCATTCGGGGAATGGGGGAAACAATGGAAGCCATCGCAACGCTAGCTAATGACGATCCCTATTTAAGACTTCCCTTCAAGGAACGGCTTCACGCAAGACGTGAAAGACGGGAGAGGATAGCGGCGAAAGCCGTACCAGATCGGCCGATGGTATTGCGCGCGTTGTCGATTGTGGAAACCCCGGCGCCGGTCATTGTTCCGAAAGACACCCCCGAGGCATGCACCGCGCGGCAACTCAAAACATGGTTTTCAGTCGAGAAAGACTTAGGCCCCGTCGAAACCGTCCGCCCTACCATTGAACAAATTCAGCGCGTAATCTGCCGCCACTACGATGTGCGCCGCAATGATCTTATTGGCGAGCGCCGCTTTGGGCCGATCATTCGTCCCCGGCATATCGCAATCTATCTTGCCAAGACGCTTACGCTTCGAAGTCTGCCGGAAGTCGGGCGCCGATTCGGTGGCCGGGACCACACCTCGATTTTATCGGCCGTCCGCAAGATTGAGCGTTTGGTGGCCATTGACCCCGATCTTAACGCCGAAGTCGAAGAACTGAAAATCAAAATCGCGGGAGCGCCGGCTTAATGCTCCCCGTTCCCTCCCTATTCGACTGGAAGCCCAACCAGAAATTCTCTGGATCAACCTATCATCCAGTAAAGGATGAAGCACGTCTTGAACGGCAGTTAGACCGAGTGCGAACTCTCATGAATGACGGTCAATGGCGCACATTATCAGAAATCAAATTAGAAGTACCAGGAAGTGAAACGGCTTTAAGTGCGAGGCTGAGGGATCTACGGAATAAGGAATTGCGGACGGTGCAGCGCGAACGAATTGCCGGCGGCCTGTATCGCTATCGGATGGTGCCGCGATGAGCCTGCAGTTTTGTCCTGACTGCAAACATTTTCATAGGGGTCGCGCCGTCGTTTGTCGGCCATGTGTGCGTCAACGCCTTAATGCCTATGTCGGCGAAAGTGTTTCCCATGAAACACTTCCTGTTCCCCACCGCGTACCCGAGGATGCCAGCGCGGGGGAGGGGATTTAATTGGGCCGCTCCTGGATAGCCTTCTACATGGGCGATTATCAGAAGGACACCAACCGGCTGACAACGCTGGAACATGGTGCATACTTTCTGTTGCTTCAGGAATGCTGGACGCACGGTAATATCCCTGCCGAGCCAGGTGATCGCGCCGCTATCGCCAAAATGACATTGCGGGAATGGCTGAAGATTGCTCCTAAGATCAATTTATTCTTTGGCGAGGATGGCACACAAAAACGGGCAACTGAGGAAATCGAGAAGGCGGAAATCATCCGCACAAAGCGCGCACTTGCCGGCATCCGCGGCGGACTGGCTTCCGGATTATCCAGAGCCATAGCGGGAAGCAAACGAAGCAAACCCGAAGCAAACCTAAACCAAATCAGCAAGCAAAACACTAACCAAATGTCCATACAAAAAGGAAACCCGGCGGAAGCTAACCACAACAACAATATAAAACCTACTACCAGTCTTTCTGTTGAAAGAGGGCTTGGCAAGGTTGAAGCGTCGCCAGTGGTTTCCCTTTCGAGAGCGGAATTGGAAGCAAGTTTTGAGAAGCGAAAGCAATCTGGATGAACGGCCAAGCCCTAGAAACCCTCATCAACGCCATGGGTGAACATCAGGGAATGCGGGCCTATATAACTCTCTGCGAAGCAGGATTTAAAATCGAAAGGACCACTATGACCGATCAAACTCATTTAGACGCAGCCCAAGGGCTGATTAAACGATTAAACGCGCCGGCCCAGGTTCATTCCGTTTGGGTGCAGGCTGAGACTGAAACCGATGCTGAGGGTATAACTCGAGCCACTGGCAAGCAGCAGCTTTGCGTTTCGATCCGTCCCGAATGGGCTGACCGGGTAACAGTTCCGAGTTCGCACGCCGGGATTCCGGTGGTCAACGTGCCTTGGCCGAAGGGGAATTGAGCGATGAATGGAATCGATCGCGCGCAGTCGCCGTTCTGGAAAAATCGGGAATACTCGGTTGATCTTGCGCCGATGCCCGATGGACCATATAGCGATTTAATTGGTCGGCGCGTTACTGAGAGCTATGCCGAATTTCAGCGACAAATGAATATCAGTCTATACGGCGACGAGCAAACTTATATTACGCCAAGCCATTGGCAGAGATTCGGAAATTGGCTTGCTGACAACCGTATCACAAACGCGTGGCTGGTACTGATTGGTCGCGAAGATATCGACAGGGAATATCGCTGATGCCTGCCAGAGTTAAGAAAATTCGCCATGATGAAAACACCCGCGCCAAGATCAAGGTGGGGAATATCATTGCTCGGCTCAATGGACTAATAGCTGGTACGATCGACATGCCGCCCCATGCTGTAACGGCGGCGCTGGGCCTTTTGCGTAAGGCGCTTCCCGACCTCACATCAGTTGAGCATTCCGGTGAGATTTCAACCACTAAGGTCATTCGCACGCCAAATATCTCAACGGATACAGCGGCTTGGCTGCAACAGCATGGGGATAAGCCTGAAACACTGCAATGACCGAGCCCGTTCAGGAAATAATTTGGGACGCACAGCCCAAGCAAGCCGCGTTCATTGCCTGCCCGGTTGATGATGTGGCTTTCGGTGGCGCCCGCGGCGGCGGCAAGTCAGATGCGGTCATAGGAGATTGGGCCAGCCATGAGGACGCGTACAAACAGGATGCCATTGGAATTGCGCTTCGACGCGAACGGACGCAGCTTATCGAACTCATTGAGCGAGCTAAGCAAATACTTATCCCTATCGGTCACAAGTGGCACGAACAAGATAAATATTTCAGGGGTCCGAATGGTGGTCGGCTTAGATTCGCGTACTTGGAAAATGACAGCGACGCTGACGCCTACCAGGGCCACGGCTATACGCGGATTTACATCGAAGAAGTAGGCACGTTTCCGAGCGAAAGCCCGGTTGCCAAGCTGATGGCCACGCTTCGAAGCGGCCATGGCGTGCCGTGCCAGATGAAATCCACCTGCAACCCCGGCGGCCCCGGCCATCAATGGGTGAAGGCCCGCTACAGGCTGGATACCAATCCCAACGGCATGGAAATCTATCGTTTCGAGTATATCAACCCGTTCACCAAGAAGAAGATCGAGAAAACGAGAGTATTCATCCCGTCGAAAGTGGTGGACAACAAGTATTTGGGGGATGACTATGTTGCAAATCTATTTCAGGTTGGCTCGGAAAATCTTGTAAAAGCTTGGCTATCGGGAGATTGGTCAGTAATCGAGGGTGCGTTCTTTCCCGAATGGAGCACCGACAAGCATGTCATCCGACCATTTGAAATTCCCGCCAACTGGACCCGATTCCGCTCGGGCGATTGGGGAAGCGCTAAGCCGTTCTCTATTGGGTGGTGGGCAGTTGTTGGTGATGACTATCCTTTACCTAGAGGGAACGGCGGGGGAGTGGATCAATCTTCAAACGGGCGCTCGGTATCAAATATCCTCCCTCGCGGAGCCTTGGTCCGCTACCGCGAATGGTATGGCGCCAGCTCACCCAACATCGGCCTCAAACTCCCAGCCGAGGACGTAGCCGATGGCATCGTATTCAGGGAGCGAGACGAACCCAAGGACATCGAAGGCAATCCAGCAATCACTTATGGCGTGCTCGATCCTGCGGCCTTTGCAAGCGATGGCGGCCCAAGCATCGCGGAGCGAATGGCATCCCGTAAAGTATTTTTCCGCCGGGCTGACAATGCCAGAGTTTCCGCAAGAGGGGCGATGGGCGGATGGGATCAGTTACGAGCGCGTTTATTGGGCGACGGAGAGCGCCCTATGATTTATTTTTTCTCCACCTGCCGGGATTCAATCCGAACGCTTCCCGCGCTCCAGCACGATCTAATCAAGGCTGAGGACGTAGACACCGAGAGCGAAGATCATGCTCCCGATGAAATACGATACGCCTGCATGTCGCGTCCATACATCAAGCAATTTGTGAAACGCCCGCATGACAAGCTTTTGATGGTGGGACCGGGCAACCAGGTCTCGCTTGATGACCTGTGGGAACAATCCCCAGCAAAGAAATCGCAGAGGGTCTAATGACAGCCGTTATCTTGAATCCCGTCACCGTCGTCAACTCGGTTGACAATCCTATCCCGGTCACGATCACCGCGCTGGAAAATGTCGATGCCCAGACGGGGACAACGTACACGATCGCCACAGCGGACGTGGGCAAGCTGGTTACCATCAGCAACGGATCGGCGGTTGCGGTCACTTTGCCGCAGGCCACGACCTCGGGTTATGGTGCCGGCTTCTGGTTCGATATCGTCAATCTCGGGGCAGGGGCAGTTACGATTACCCCTACTACTTCCACAATTCAGGGTGCGTCTACGCTGGTATTGAAGACCGGCAGCGGGGCTAGAATCGTTTCGGATGGAACCAATTATTTCGTTCAACCCGGTTCCCGCACCTTCATAGCAGGACAGACCATTAAGACGGGCGTTGCCACAGCTACACTCTCAAGTAATGCGGTAACGGTCACGTCTTATTTCACTCAGATCACCACGGAAGCTTTGACGACGGCCGCTGGCGCTTCGCAGGCATTGGTTATCACTCTGACCGGTGCGGCTGCTACGGATATCTGCCTTTTGACCAAGGCAGGCGGGACCAACACACGTAAGAATTTCCAGCTCGAAGCCGTCATGACCACAAATACCTGCACGATAACGCTCTACAATACAGAGCCAACCAACGCAATCAATGGAACTGTGATTTTCAATCTTTGGATCATGAAGGCGTGATAATCTAATGGTTATCGCGCTGAATAAAGACCAGGAAATGGCGGCTCACTGGAAAACCCAGATCGAGCAAGTAGACAAAGCCACGGAAAAATGGCGCAAGCGCGCTGAGAAGATATCCAAGAACTACCGGGACGAACGCGACGATCAAGACAAGGGCGCAGCCAAACGATTAAATCTGTTCTGGTCCAATGTGCAAACCCTGAAACCAGCGATATATTCCAAGACGCCGGTTCCTATTTGCGAGCGGAGGTTTCTTGACAAGGATACAACGGGCCGCGTGGCAAGTACCATTCTTGAGCGGGCTCTTCGATATGAAGTTGCGATGTCGGGGTTTGACGCCACGGTCAGGCGGGCGCGTAATGATTACCTTACGGGACCAGGAAGGGGCCAAGCGTGGGTTCGCTATGATCCCAAGTTCGGCGAGCCTATCAGCCCCAAGCAAACCGCCGAAGATGACATCACGGACGACGCGGGCGAGCCAATCGACAAGGCCAAAGAGGAGGAAACCGAAGTCCAGGAACGTGAATTCCTAGCCGAAAGTCTTGCCGTCGATTACGTCCACTGGCAGGACTTCTACATCTTCCCGGCCAACGCCAGAACGTGGGTTGAGGTCGAAGGCGTAGGGCGCAAGCTCTATATGTCGCGCTCCGACATGGAGGACGCCGATTTCAAGGACTGGAAAACCATCCAGCTTGACCATGTTCCGAAGTTGGACGGCAATCAGGGAGCCGCAAGTACCATTTCAGGTCAGGAAGGCATTCAGGCCACGGTCTGGGAGATTTGGTGGAAGCCGGAACGCAAGGTTTATTTCGTCGCCAAATCCCATGACAGGCTCTGCAAGGAAGCCGACGACCCGCTAAAGCTCGAGAAGTTCTTCCCGTGTCCCGAGCCGTTATCGGCAACGATGACAAATGACACCATGATCCCGGTTCCGGACTATGCCGAGAGTCAGGATCAATATATCCAGATCGATGAACTGACCAAGCGCATTGATATTTTGACTGCGGCTTGCAAGGTGGTTGGCGTTTACGATGCCGCAGCGCAAGGTGTGAAGCGGATATTTGAGGAAGGCCAAGAACCTAATCTTATCCCCATTGAGTCATGGGCGATGTTTGCTGAAAAGGGTGGCCTCAAAGGTGGCATGGATTGGGTGCCGCTCGACATGGTTTCCAAGACGCTGGAAATCCTGATCGAAGTCCGGACCAAGATCATCGAAGATTTGGATCGCACTACCGGCATTTCCGATATTATGCGTGGCACCTCCGATGCCCGCGAAACCATGGGCGGACAGCGCCTTAAATCAAATAACAGTTCCACCCGCTTGCAGGAACGTCAGGATGACATGGCTCGGTTTTGCCGGGATATCATCAATATTATGGGCGAGATAGTTTCGGAGCACTATAGCCCTGAAACGCTATTGCAAGTCTCTGGCGCGATGTATGATGAAGGGTTAGACCCGCCGCCGTTACCTGCTCAACCCTCTTTGCAGTCACCGGGAGCCGAACCCTCTCCTGTGATGCCCCCGCAGGTCCAATCACCCCCAACCGTGCCTGCGTGGCCGCAATCCATGCCCGTTTCGCCTCCGGGCATGGCAAGTCCCCAGCCGATGCCGGCCATGCCGCCGGCTGGGGCAACCCCTCCTGATAATCCAGTTGGTCTATTAGCGCGCATTGCAGCCTCACTGGAACGCTTGCGCCAAAGCCGGGTAGCACCGCCGCCTCAACCCGTTCCCCAACAGGCGGACTCGGCAAGCCCGCCAATTGACCCCCGAAAGCAGGAGCTACTTGCCAATGCGATCATGCTGTTACGGCAGGACAAGCTACGAGGTTTCCGAATCGATATCGAAACCGACTCCACGGTTCAAGGCGATGCCCAGCAGGAGAAGACACAACGCATAGAATTTGTGGAAGGCGTGACCAAGTTTATCGAAACTGCCGGACAGGTCACCATGACCATGCCGGAATTTGCTCCCTTGGCAGCTAAAATGCTCGGTTTTGCGGTGCGGGGTTTCCGGGTCGGACGTGATCTTGAAAGCGCTATCGAGGATTTCTGCGATAAGGCGGAAATGCAGGCCAAGCAACGGGCCACACAGCCTCCAAAACCAACCCCTGAGGAAATCAAGGCCAAGGGCGACATTGAACGCCAGCAGATCGAGAACCAGGGCGAACAAGCGAACAACCAAGCTAATCTGCAAATGAAGCAGATGGATATCAAGATCAAGGAACTGGATATCGAGGTGGCGCGGATTAGAGCGCAAGCCGAATTGCAGGCCAATGAACTTGAAGTACAGAAAGCCCAGCGGGAGGATTTCTATCACGCTCAGAAGCACGTCCGCGAGACCGAGAAATCCGAACGCGAACACGCCATGGCCAAGGAGTTAGCTGAGGTCCAGCACAAACAGTCAATCGCCGCAGCCAAGAAACCAGCTAACGGCGCGCACGCATGAGCCTGCATAACCTAGCCCTGATGAATATTGCCACGGGTGGGGCAGGACCAATTACCTTGGCTGGTCCGGCTACTGTCTTAGGCGTGCCATATCTGACCTTTGCTCAAGCCGGCGTGGTTGATGGTGAGACCGTTCATTATTCGATCAACTGCATCAATGGATCTGAAGTAGGCTCGGGGGTTTGGACCGCGGCGACAAAAACGCTTACGCGGACGGTGGTTAATTCCACCAATGGCGGAAGTCCGATCAATGTTTCGGCTGACGCTTTGGTTTCGATCTCGCCCTTGGCGAGCGATATCAATTCGGCGGATGCTATTACCATCGGAACAACGCTTGTCACGGGCGGAACAACCAAAGGACTGCTTTACGACAACGCGGGGGTTCTCGGCAATCTGGCAACGGCCAATAGTGGGGTATTGGTTACGGACGGGACGGGCATTCCCTCGATTTCGAGCACGCTTCCGAATGGCGTTATTGCCACTACGCAAGCACTCAATGACAATACTACAAAATTAGCGACAGATGCATTTGTCCAGGCTCAACTTGCGGCAGGCACCGGCACACTGATTGTCGGCACTACGCCGATCTCCCCATCCAGCACGGATGTTCTGTTCAATAATTCCGGAGTGCTTGGTGGCAGTTCTGTTTTAACATTCACTCCGGCTACCGGCTTGAATATTTCACCTGCGGCGGCAAGCAATAATCCCGCGCTGACACTTACTCTCTCCACTCCGAATAGCGGAACTGTTACTGGTCCGATCTCACTCAACTCGATTACCGTCACCGACAACGCACAATCCGTCTCAGGCGGTTTCCCGGTCGATCAATGGGGTCAGATCACTAACCAGACCGATGTATTTCGCCTCAATTACAAAGTCACAGGAGGAATCGCCAACCATTTTGGTTTGAATGTCGCTGCTCAAATTACCGGGACTAACGGCGGCGTGGTTCCGCTGCTTTCGAGTTGCTACGTCAATGTGGGTCCGATAACGGGTGATTGCTGGGCTAACATCGCTGTTGGCAACGTTGGCCCATCTGGCAACTTACAGCAAAACCTAATCGGTTATGAAGCTGAGATGTTGGTCGCCAACACTGGTGTTCTTTTAGGACGTGTCGGCTTCAGTGCACTTTCGCAAGGTCCAACACAAGGCACTAATTTCGACGCAGCGTATATGGTTTCCGTGAACCATCTTGGCGTCACCAACTATCTCACTGCGGCACCATTCAAGAATGGTCTCTGGTTCAGTAAGGACCTCTATGGGGCAAACACGTTCCCGATTGATACGGCGGGTAATGTCATCCTTGCCGATACCGGAACTGTTGCCAACTTTGTGAGCGCTCCTACACTCACGGTCACTGGGAATATTTTTGACCTTCCAAACTTCAAAGTAACTGGTACAGGCGGCGCGTTTCTTGGCGGGGGCAGCAATGTAGCGCCTCCCACCGGGCTGAAAATTATTTCGCCCCTGGCAGGCGCCATTTCTGTTTTTGCCAATAGCACAAATTACACATCCAATTTTCCGGGATTCTCCGTCGATACAAGTGTCGCATCCTCCGTCACTGGTGTTTATATATTCTCGAATATCGCGGGACAAGGCGCATCGATCCTCACGACATCTTCTGCGACCAATGAGGCGCTGAAGATCAACGCCAAGGGATCAGGCACCATTGATCTTGGCGGTACATCGACCGGCGGCGTCACTATACATGGGTCATTCACGGCTACGGGATTAGTCACGAGCGCCGATTTGAATGCGGACGTGTTTTCGACCGCTCATAGTTGGGGCGGTATACAAACGCTGACGACGCCGGTATTCACAGGACTTCCAACCGGCACGGGTGTAGCAACCGCCAACACCGCAAGTACGCTGGTTGCGCGTGATGGCTCCGGTAATTTCTCGGCGGGAACGATCACGGCAGCGCTGACTGGCAATGCCACCACGGCGACGACGGCGACTAATGCTACCAATGGCGCGACAGTAGCGACTAGCACCAACGCTTCATTTTTCCCGTTGTTTGCAGCATCAAGCAGCAACAGCAACCAGCCGTTCAATCTGGACACGACATTCACCTATAATCCGTCTACCGATACGCTGACTGCGGCCACTTTTGTTGGAGCCTTGACCGGACATGCTTCGCTTGATCTCGCGTTGACCGGCGGCACCATGTCCGGCGCAATCGCGATGGGGACGAATGCGATCACTGGCTTGACTACCCTTGCGGCAGCAGGCGCGCTGACGTTTCAGTCCAATGGTTCGACTGCCGCAGGCATTATCAATACTAGCCAGCAATGGGGCATCGTCAATACCTCTCCGAAAACGACATTTGACGTAAATGCAAATACATCGTCGTCGCCGGCACTGATTGTCTCAACAAGTGTGGCTCGGTTCCAAGCGGCCGATAGTGTTGCCGGGGGAGTCGAATTTGTCAGCTATGGCGCAACGAGTTCTGGTAACATCATTTCTGGCGGCGCGGCTCTCGGGACGGCCGCCTCACCTTCCGCCTCCGGCGTATCTCAATATGCCTATAATATGCGTGGTTATGGATATAATGCCGGTTGGCAGGTTGGCGGCATCTGGATCATGCGAACCAGCGAGGCGTGGTCTGCGGGTCATCAAGGCATGGCCCATGATTGGTACACGACGCCGAATGCATCGACCACCCTTCAGCTTTCGATGACGCTGCAAGCGAGCGGCGGGTTGAGCGTCGGTACATCTTCCGATCCAGGCAGTGGTCTGATCTACACCAACAGCGCCAGCTTCCTGATGCGAACCAAAACCTCATTGACAGGTGGGGGAACAGGAAGTGTGCCAACGCTGACGGCGGGGCCTGCGGCCGGCAATCCAACGAAGTGGCTACCCTATGACGATAACGGCACCACTCGATACATTCCAGCATGGTAAAACGGGAGATTACAAATGGAACAGATGAACGCAAATCAGAGAATCATTTTCCGGCTCGGTCAGTCGATCGTGGAAGCCGAATCCATGGCGGACCAGCTTCGCGAGTTGCAGGCGAAAAACAAGGAGCTGGAAGCCAAGATCGCCAAACACGATGAGCAGGACAAGTCGAAATCTAAGGCCAAGTAATGCTCGGCTACGGCCCGATAGGACTATTCCCCCTTGGCCGCAGTCCTTATCCGGCCGGGATATATCCGTTTGTCATCGATACGCACGACGGCAACCGGCAGTTCTTACGCAAGAAGCCATTCGGGGAATATGATCCTTCCCAGGAACTTGAAATCAAGGCCCGGCGCCGGGAAGCCTTGGAACTGGCGTTTTACGGCCCTCCGGAAAAGCCAGAAAAACGGCTCAAATCAGCGCTTTCCAAGCCCAAAATCGAGGTTATCCCCAGCAAACCCGAGGATATCTTTGCTTTGGCCAAATTGGTCATGAGCGCCCGGCAGGCCCATCAGCAGCAACAGGATTTAATGCTGGATGATGCCGAATTGGACGCGGTTATCAGGGAGATATTCGGCTAATGCCTTGGATTTACAGGCCAAATCACCCGAAAGCCAATGAAAACGGGCTTGTAGAGCGCTCCGAAGTATTCGAGGGGGGTAAGAATTCGGCCCCCTATGTCATCTCGGATACTATGGAACCGACCAAACATATGGCTTCCGGCCGTATTTTGGACAGTAAAGCCAAGTTTAGGGCCGAAACGCGGGCAACTGGATGCGTAGAAATCGGCAATGAGGCAATAAAACCACGTCAACAGATCAAATTAGACGGTGGACAACGCCGGGAAGCCATTCGAAAGACTATTCATGATTTGCGAAATAAGCGGTAATACTTGAGGATGGAATTAGCCGACCAACAGAATTCCGAGAATTCAGGCGTCGTCGCGGACGCTGAAATTCCTGTTTCCCCTGCGGCGCATCCCGCCGATAGCGCTTCTCCGGACTCACCCTCCGAACCGGAGAAGCGCCTTTCGCTCCGCGATCAAATCAACAAAAGCGTAGAAGCTGTCCGGAAAGAGGAAGCCACACGCGCCCGTGACGTTTCGACGGGCAAATTCGCCAAGGTTGAAAAACCAGAAGCCAGCGCGGCTGAGAAGCCAGCAGCGGCAGAAATTCCCAAGACCGAGCAGAACGTATCTGCGGCCCCAACCGCCGACAGCCCGCCCTCTGCCTGGAAAAACATCTGGGACAAGTTACCCGAGGAAGCCCGCGCGCTCGCCGTCAAACGCGAAGCCGAAGTCACCAAGGGATTTGATGAGTACCGAAGTAAAACCGCTCAACTCACGGAAATCTCGCAAGCCCTTGAGCCGCTAAGGCCGGTCCTTCAACAGAACGGCATTCAGTCGGACGCACAAGCCGTCAAAACGCTTTTGAATTGGGAAGCAGGCTTTCGCAATCCGGAAACCCGGATGCAGAGCTTTGTCAACCTTGCCAAACAGTACCAAGTTGACCTTTCAACACTGGTCCAAAATTCATCCCAAGCGCCTTCATCGGTGCAGGATAGTATCCCCGAGCCATTACGGCCGGTCCTCGATCAATTCAATGGCATCGCCCAAAAGGTGACGAACCTCGAAACGCAGCTTCAACGCTCGCAAGAGGAAAAGGTTTCCCAAGAACTTTCAGCTTTCGCCAGCAAGCCCGAGCACGCTCATTTCGAGAAAGTGCGAACCATCATGGGGCAACTCATGATGGCAGGACTTGTCCCCCCCGGTGATCTAGAGGGCGCCTATCAAAAGGCGACCATGCTTCACCCCGAGGTTTCGGCGCAGATCAAGCTTGAAACGGAAACCAAAGCCAAACTTGAGCAAGATCGAACCCAAGCCGAGAAGGCCGCACGAGCCCGACAGGCCGCTGTCTCGCCAACCGGACGCTCCCCCACCGGAGTTCAGGTCAATGGCGCTACGCAGCCAAAGCAGGGCGTAAAGGGACACATCCTGCAAGCCATAAAGACACTTGAGGAGGAACAGAGGGCCTAACCCCAAGGGGTAGGCAATGGCCTTTCCGAATCTCTCTGAAATCGTGACGACCACCCTTCGAAGCCGAACGGGTGAACTCGCTGACAACATGAGCCGCAACAACGCTCTGTTGGCTCGCCTTTCCCGCCGCGGAAAAATCAAGACCTTCTCCGGCGGGCGCACCATCGTTCAGGAACTCAATTACGCCAATAACCAGACGTTCCAGTGGTACTCCGGTTACCAAACCCTGAACATCGCCCCTTCGCAGACCTTCTCGGCTGCGGAATATCCGATCCGCCAGTCGGCGGTGGCTGTTTCAATCTCCGGGCTGGAAGAACTCCAGAACTCCGGTGAAGAAGCAATCATAGACCTTCTCGAATCCCGTATCGAGAATGCCGAAGATACCTTTATGAACGGCATGTCTCAGGGCATCTACGGCGACGGCACCGTAACCGGCTCGGTCAATGGCCTTCAGCTCTTAGTGGCCTCTTCGCCGTCAACCGGCATCGTCGGCGGCATCGATCGCGCAACATGGACCTTCTGGCAGAACCAGGCTTACGGCGCCGTGACCAATGGCGGTGCAGCGGCAACCGCGGCGAACATTCAGCAGTACATGGATTCGCTGTGGGTCACTCTGGTTCGCGGTCGTGACTGTCCGGACCTGATTGTCGCGGACAATAACTTCTACAAGCTCTATTGGCAGAGCTTGCAGGCCATCCAGCGCATCGCGAGCGAGAACGGCTCGGGTGAGCACGGGGCCTTGGGTTATCAGTCGTTGAAATACAACACGGCTGACGTTGTTCTGGACGGCGGATTCCAGGGTTTCTCGACCGATCCGCTGCCTTACGAAACCTCTGCGGGTACGTCCGCGGTCGGCGGTGCGCCGGCCAATACGATGTACTTCCTCAATACCAAGTACATCCACTGGCGGCCCCATGCCCGCAGAAACATGGTCCCGCTCGATCCGGATCGTTTCTCGGTCAACCAGGACGCCATGGTCAAGCTGATGGGCTGGGCCGGCAACATGACGCTCTCGAACGCCTTCCTTCAGGGCGTCCTCATCAACACCTAAAAGGAGGGTGGATCAATGACCTATACCGTACCGCTTCACAGCACGCTCTCCAAGGAGGGTATCGACCTCACCGCCACCTATACGATCTATGACCAGACGGCGGCGCAGTCCTCGACCAACTCCCCGGACACTCCGGCGCCTCCGTTCACGATTGGGGAAACCTGCGAGAGTTCGAACGGCGGCGAATTCATGTTCGTGAAGGCCTCTTCGGCCATTTCGCAATATGATTTCGTCGGTATCTCGACCAACTACAACGCGGCCTCGCTCTCTACTTCCACCACGGCGGCGGCTCCGGTTGTGGGCGTGGCTCAGGTGGCCATCGCTTCCGGCTCTGCCGGCTGGGTATGTCTCCGGGGTGGTGGTGTTTCCGGCAACGTCATCCTCTCGACGCCAACCGCCGCCGCGCTCTATGCCACCACGGTCCCCGGCTATCTTGACGATACCTCGTTTTCGTCGCTTCAGCCGAAGATCGACGGTGTTGTTTGCACCACGTCGCGCGGCACCACCAACGGCTCGACCGCCGTTCTGCTCAGCTATCCCACCGTCGATATCTGATGGTGGTTGAGCAACATACTGAGCCGGCTGTGTCAGTGAACGATGGTTCTCTGATGCATCCGGTTCACTATGGACAAAACTTCGATCCCGTGTCGGTAAAGATCGCCACGGAAAACATGAAACACTCAATGACGCTTGGCCTTCCCGAGCTTGATATTTCTCAGGTACGGGGAGGCCAGGCGATCATTGTCGGGGCATCTCCGAGTGTAAAGAACTACCTTGAAGAAATCAAGAAACTGGCGGAAAACAAGGACAATATCGTCTTTGCGATCAACGACGCGAATGATTTTCTGATCGACAACGGGATTATCCCGCATGGGAATGTTCTGTTTGAAGTGGCTATTGACTACAAGGAATTCCAGCGCCGTCATCATCCGGATATTACTTATTATATCCATTCTTTTGCTCATCCGACGACGTTCTCGCACTTCGCGGACAAAAAGGTAATCCTCTGGCATTGTTTCTCAGATGAGGCAGAACACAACGTCCTTTTGAAGCATTTCAAGAACAAGCACTTCATGGTTGGCGGCGGTTCTTCCACAACGCTGGTTAAGACCATTCCGATTTGCATGTTTCTCGGCTACCGGGAATTCGAGTTGTTTGGCTTTGACAGTTCATTCCCGGATGAAAATGAAACGCATTTCAACGGCGCACCCTACAAGGATTTCTGGAAGTCGATGGATATCGTTTGCCAGATCAAAAAAAACGACTCCGGCATTCAGGAAAAGAAATTCAGGACGATGGCCTATCTCGCAAGGCAGGCGGATGAATTTCGCAGAATGTGCGAGCATTTTTCGTGGATGACAAAAATCCGCGTTCACGGTGACGGGCTCCTGCCCTGGATGCACCGCAACACCTATCCGCAATTCTACTCGGGAGAAGCAGCATGACAGACACCACTACGTTTGCACCTATCAAGTATGACCAAGCCGCAGTCTCACGTCAGGGCTGGGGCATGGCAACCTCGGGGCCTGACGACAATCAGTTGATGGTCGGGTTCTATCGAAGGTCCGTTCTCAATCGCGCCAAGTCGCAGGCACAGGGAACGCCGGTCCATGAGGGGCGGGATTTTGTGAAAATACAGCATCCCGGCGAAACGCTCAATATCGTTGATCGCGAAGTCACCCCGCAGGATATGCAGCGCTGGCCGCAGAAGTGGGCGCAGTACCAGCAGAACGTCACACAGACGCCGGACGGCATCCCGCTCAGCCTGTTGTTTCCGGCGCAGCCCGAGATCGAAACCACGCTTCGCGGCTACAATATCCAGACCGTGCAGCAGTTGGCGTATTTGTCGGCCCATGGCATAGGCACCATCGGCATGGGCGCCACGGAATGGGTGAACAAGGCCCAGAAATATCTCGAACACGCGGAAAAGGGCGTCGATCATCACAAGTTCGAAGCTGCGATTGCCGAGAAAAACCGCGAGATCGAAACGCTCAAGCGCCAGATGCAGGAATTGACGACGCTGGTTCATTCGGCGCGGCCACCCCAGCCGAACGCGCAAACCTACGATTTCCAGACGGCGCAGATCAACCATGTTCATGCATCCGCCGACGATACACAGGCGAGGCTCCAAGAGCCGGCGCAATTCGTTCAAGACCTTTCCGGCTCCGTTGAGCCTCCCCGACGCCGCGGCCGTCCGCCGGGCAGCAAAAACAAGGAGCACTAGATGTCCACAGTTGCAGATTTGATGGGCGTTGGCATGCCCGGAGCGCAGGCCAATCGGCTCGGCAATACGCCAACCACACAGGCCGGGGCTGGCACGGCTGCGGCCGGCGCCACGCTGATCCAGGGCCATCTTACCAATGCCACTACGGCTTCAAGCCAGACGGCGTTTATCTTCAATGCTGCGGCTTCGCTCGGTGCACCGTTCTGGTTTTTCAATTCGTCGGCGACGACTGCCCTAGTCTATCCGCCCTCGGGTGGAAACTTCAACGGCGGCACCACGGATGCTTCGTTCTCGGTCGCTCAGAACAAGCTTGCGGTGTTCATCCGGATTTCGTCCACCGCGTGGGCTTCGATCCTGACGGCGTAATTTGATGGCACAGTTGACGCTTCTGCAAATTGCTCAAGCGGTCACTGGCGAGCTGGGCCTTGTCCAGCCGGCGGTGGTCGTTGGCGCGACCGATTTGCAGACGACGCAACTCTATAGTCTGATTAACCGGGAAGGCGATAACCTTAAACGCACTCATAATTGGACCGTGCTGCAAAGCCTGTTCACGCTGAATGTGGGAGCACCGGTAGTCACAACGGGAACTGTGACGGGCGGCTCGCCTATCATCACCAATATCCCGACTACGGCAGCAATCACCGCAGAAACATTTGTCGTCACCGGAAGCATGATCCCGGTCGCGGCTCGGGTGTTGACCGTCGATAGCGGCACGCAAGTTACTATGGACATGGTGGCGACGGGGAATGCTACTACCAATCTCGTAGCGCTGACATTCGGCAAGGATACCTATCCGGAGAATGCGGACTTTGACCGCTTTCTCAACGGGACCGCGTGGGACAGAACCAACCGCTGGGCACTTCTTGGGCCGGATTCTCCACAACTAGACGAATATCACCGTTCAGGAATTGTGACGACGGGGCCACGTAGACATTTCCGTCAAGTCGGTTCCTTAACAGCAGGGACGTATCGGATATGGCCACCACCTCAAACTGTGGACACGCCGTTTCAGATCGCATGGGAATATCTCTCGCTCTATTGGGTGCGTAATGTTGGCGGCACGCTAAAGGCGTCGATGACATCAGATGATGATACGCCGATCCTGGATTCGCAGGCAATCATTCTCGGCACTAAATGGAGATTTCTACAGGCCAAGGGGATTTCAACCGCCGCTTCGATGCAGACGGAATATAGCGATTACGTTCAACAATTAATCGCGCGCGACGGCGGGGCACCAACTTTGACAATGGGTCGCAGATACACGCCTTACCTGATTACGCCTTGGAACGTGCAGGACGCAAATTATCCGGCTGGCTCGGGGAGTGCATGATGCGTAACACGCTTGCACTGGAAATGAACCCGAAAACCCGTAACAGATTGATGGCGGGAACGGGTTCGGCTACCCCGATGTCTATTCCGGCTTCAATCAAGGGCTGGGACCAGATCAGTTCGCTCGCCAATATGGACCCGGACCATGCGGTTCAATTGGACAATTGGGTTCCGAGGCCCGGCTATCTTGAAATCCGTAGAGGTTGCCGATCATGGGCCTCGGGGGTTGGGACTTCATCGTCTCCGGTCGAAACCGTGATGGCGTACAATTCGCCTAACCTCACGAATTCAAAACTGTTCGCATGGGGTGCGGGTGCGATTTATGACGTGACCGCAGGCGGTGTGGCGACCATCACAACCATTACCGGGCTATCCAACAACCGTTGGCAGGGCTGCAATTTTACCAATGCGGCGGTGAATGCATGGCTAGTGGCTGGAAACGGTGTAGATACGCCGGTCATTTACGACGGTACATCATGGGCCACCATGACACTAACGGGTGTAACGGCAAATACGATTGCCTCATGGACGGCATGGAAAGGACGGTTGTGGTGCACGTTCGTCAATTCAACTGCGGTGGGTTATCTCGGCAATAGTGCGATTTCAGGGGCGGTGACGACGTTCGATCTCGGTCAGCAGATGACGCGGGGCGGTTACGTTAATCAGATCTCCACCTGGACACAGGATTCCAAACAGACGGTTGACGAATATATCGCGTTCATCACGTCTCGCGGTCAGGTCATTGTCTATCAGGGGACTGATCCCACTACAGCCAACACATTTGCGCTAGTCGGCGTTTATGATTTGGGCGCCCCGCTTGGAAAGCGTTGTTTTCTTCGTATCTCGGGAAATCTTTGGATAATCTGTGTGGACGGTGTGGTCCCGATGTCAGAAATGATGACGTTGGATCGGGGAGCGGTCGCGAAGGTCGCGCCCACTACAAACATCATGAATGCCATGATGAATTCCGCAAAACTCTATAGCGGAAACTTCGGTTGGCAGTTCATCGAATACGCCAAGGGGCAGTTGGCGATTTTGAATATTCCCCAAATCGAGAACTCGACCTCGGTTCAATACGTCATGAACACGCTTACCGGCGCTTGGTGTCAGTTCACCGGATTGAATGCGAATTGCTGGGAAGTGCTGAACGATACGCCGTACTTTGGGTCGAATGACGGCCGGGTCTATCAATGGGATTTCGGCTCGGGAGATTATATCAACTCACTCAATTATCCGATTACAGCGACGGTGCAGACCGCGTTCAACTATTTTGAAACCCGTGGACATCTGAAGCGATGGACCATGGTTCGCCCGATCATTACGACCGATGGAAGTGTCACCCCCGGAGTTGGATTGAATATCGACTTCGGCACCGATGCGCCGATTTCCATTCCTTCAACGTCCACGGCGGTTTCTGCGCTATGGGATGTCGCTCTTTGGGATGTCGCGATTTGGCCGGTTAATTCCTCAGTGGTTGCAAACTGGACCACGGTTGAAGGTATCGGACAATGCGCCTCGATCATCACCAAGGTTTCGACCGTCGCCAACGGTTCATCCAATGGTGTTGTTCTTCAACTCAATAGCTGGGATTTGATCGCCGAACAGGGAAGGGCCTTTTTCTGATGAAAACCTTCCTTCTCGGGCATGACGTGGAAGTGGCGACTTGGGCGTTTAACACGTTCAATTTTCACCCCACTCAGTTCTGTATGGCGGTTGGCATTCTCGAAAATGGCACCTTGGTAGCTGCTTGTCTGTTTCATGCCCACAACGGGCCGGACGTTGAACTATCCTACTACGGGCCGAACACGCTCACCCTTGGAATCGTGCAGGGCATCGCGCGGATCGCAGTGGAAAAATTGGGTGTTTCCCGGATCACGGCAAGGACTTCGCGCTCAAACAAGATGATGACCCGCGGAATTCGTAAAGTAGGATTTGAATTCGAGGGCGTTCGTAAGTGTGGTTACGGCGATCAGGACGCCATCATGTACGGACTTTATGGCAAGAACCTCGCACGGCTCGCGGGAAAGGCGCTGCAATGACATGAGCTTTTCCCCTCCCAACGCTCCGGACCCGACTGCGACCTCAAATACGCAGCAGCAATATAACACGCAGGCCGCAGCCGCCCAGCAGAAGGCGAATTCATTTAATCAGGAAGCTCCTACCGGCACGATGCAGTATGTGACCGATCCGAGCAGCCCTTCGGGTTACAAACTCGTTTCGTCGTTATCGGCACCACAACAGAACTTGCTCGATATCAGAACCGGCACGCAGGCCACCACGGGACAGGCCGGGCTTGATCTGGCGAAAAACTCAGCCGGGATGTATTCGAAGCCCTATGATTTCAACAGTGCAACAGGTGCGGTTGCCGGAAAGCTGAATGATTGGAGCGCTCGTTATGTGCAGCCGATATTCAATCAGCAGAGCAGTAACCTTGAAGCGCAGCTTCGCAATCAGGGATTGATGCCGGGAACGGCGGCTTATGACAACGCCAAGAATCTGCTTGCCCGCAATCAGGGCGATGTCACTAACCAATATTTGCAACAGAATGAGGGACAAGCCTTCGGACAGGCCATGCAGGAATATCAAACGCCGTTGTCCACCATCGGCGGATTATTCGGCATGTCAGGACCGACAGGGCCGACTTTCCAGAACACCCCGACTGCCAATATCCAGCCGGCGAATTATCAGGGTGCTGTGCAGTCGAACTACGAAAACCAACTCAAGAATTACGAGAACACGTGGAACAACATTGGCAAGCTGGGAACGGCCGGTGTTGGACTTGCGATCTCGCCGGGTAGTACGATCCCCGGCATATTCAAGAGCGCCGCTAGCTCTATTCAGGGAGGCTGGGGCTAATGGCTGATTATTTCCAGTCCTCTCCGAACTTCACCAATCCGGCCTATGCCACTCCGGAACAGTTGGCGACGCAACGCGCCTATGCGGCGGAACTGACAAAACGCTCAGGCGAAAACGTCAATCGTCCTACCGGGGCATTCGCCAATATGATTACCGCTCTAACCGCAGGACTAGAGCGCAACCGGGCCAATGAAATCCAATCGCAGGCGGCGGGACAGAATTCAGGGGATGTAAGCGCTTTGATCGCCCAATTGCAGAAGGGCCAACCCATCGATCCGAATACGGCAGGACGGGTCTATGCCAACCCCATGGCTGCGCCGGAGCATCGGGCTTTGATCGGGGCCTTGGTCACGCCCCAACCAACCAAATCCGAATTTGGCCAGCCCGGCTATCAGAGCCCGGCTCAGGGTGTCCAGGCAGCGCCTATCCAAGGCCCATATACGCCCGGCTACCGCGTCCACCAAGGGGCGGAAGGGGTTTCTACGGATGCTCCTATTCCTTCGCCCGGCGTGGCTCCTACAGGCCCAGCAATGCCAGCTCCGCAAGCCGGCGGCGGGGGGCCGCAGGCCGGCGCGGTTCTCCCGACTGCACCGCCTGCGGCCATGCCCGCTCCGAACGGCGCTCCAAACCGTCCAATGTCATTGGATGAACTCGCCGCCAAGGGCCGGGAATTTGCGGCTCAAAAAGCCTTCACCCAAGGCGGGGCGGAAGCCAGTACCAATATAGCCAAATCGGATATTGGCGCGGCGGCGGATGCCCCGACTATCAAACGGGTGGCTGGCGTGATGCTGGATGATTTACATCGTTCCGGCGACAAGATGACGTTCGGACCTACCGCGGAATGGTCGAACAACGTCAAGCGCATTGCCGCGAATTATGCGCCGGGCCTGATGAAAGATCAATTGGAGGCGCTGGCCAGTGCGGATTCATTCGATAAGATGACCGCGCAACTTACGGGCTTGCTTGCCAAGAGCGGCGGCACCGATGCCCAGCTATTCAATAATCTGAGATCGGTTCCCGGCTCGCACAACTCGAAAGAAGGTGCGGAAGCGCTTCTGAAAATGACCATGCAGGTTGCGGACCAGTCGCAGGCATTGCGCCAGTTCACGTCTACCGCGAAAGACGCGGCTCAGTATGAAAAACTGCGAACCGAATTTTATCAGCGCAATCCGATCATCAACCCGATCACGGGCAATCCAATTGCGCTTGATCTGGAACGCGACAGGCAAGCAAGCGGCGGGGATGGCTCTGGCGGCTTCAAGATTTTGAAGGTGCATTGATGCCAGTATTCACCATCGAAACCCCGAGCGGACAGAAGCTCGACATTGAAGCCGCCGATCAGGGCGCGGCAATCAATGGAGCGAAGCAATGGCACGCGGAGAATTCGACAAAGCCGCCGGCCACGTTGAAGGATATAGCGATTGATACCGCCAAGGGCATTGATGCCGGAGTTGCGAGCGGAACGGCTGCGCTCTTGGGTATGCCGGGGGATATGACGAATCTCGCGGCCAAGGGGATAGGGGGTGCAAGCGATTGGTTGAGCGAAAAGCTTGGCCTGCCGAAATATGAACCGCCGTCAACTCCCGGTCCTATTGCATCCGCTCTCAGCAAGATTCCCACTTCCGAAAGCATGGGCAAAGAAATCCAGAACCGCTATTACGGCGGGGAAAAACCTTACGAACCGACCGGCGAGGGCAGCAAATACGGCAAGAGCGTTGGCGAATTCCTGCCGGGTGCGGTAGCGGCGGCTGCAACGGGCGGCGGCTCACTGGCGGGGAATGCTATTCGTTATGCCGTGGCTCCCGGTGTGGCCACTCAAGCTGCGGAAGAAAACCTTCCCGAGACAAGCTGGAAGCCTTATCAAAAAGCGGCGATTGGGGTTGCCTCAAGCATTCCCAATCCAGCGCGGCTTGTAACGCCTATTCCATCCAGCGCTGCAAAGCAGGCGGCGGTTGCCACACTTGCGGATGAAGGTGTGACTTCTCTTACCGCAGGCCAGCGAACTGGCAACAAAGCGCTTCAGTATATCGAGGATGCCGCAAGTTCAGCTCCTATGGCTGGCGGCGGTGCTTCGCGGATCGAAGGACAAGGCCAGCGGCAATTCACGGAAGCAGCATTAAGACGGGCTGGTACAGGACCGGAAGCCACGCCCGAAGTTCTCACAGCTAATCAGGGAAGGCTCGGGCAATCATTTAACGATCTCGCGGCTAGAAACAATCTCACGCCGGATAATCATTTCGTCAATGACATCGTGGATGCCGCGCGCAATTACCGTAAGGTGCCCGATAGCCAACAGCGTCAAATAGTACAGGGATATATTGATGATATTGTAGGACATGTGAACAATGGCCACATGCCGGGGCCGCAATATCAGGAAATGCGGTCCCGGCTTACGGCGCAGTCAAATGCACTGCGCGGGAGCGACCCAACGCTTTCGCAAGCCCTGCGGGATATGCGAAATGCGCTCGATAGCGCGATGGGCCGGTCTATCTCTCCGGAAGATCAGGCACTTTGGCAGCAGACACGCCGGGAATATGCCGCGCAAAAGGTAATTGAGAAAGCCGCTTCAAGAGCGGGCGAGGCGACCAGCGAAGGTCAGATCACGCCAGCCAATCTCCGCAATACCGTTGCCGGTGAAAATCGCGGCGGCTATGCGAGGGGAGAAGGGCAATTCGCAGAACTGGCGCGGGCCGGGGCGAATGTCATGACGCCTTTGCCGAATTCAGGAACGGCACAACGGGCGAATGCGTTTCATCTATTGAATAGCGCGCTGCTTGGAATTCCCCAAGCGGTGGGAGGCCGCGTCGTCATGTCCCCGCCCGTCCAATCCTATCTGTCCAATCAACTGATGAACGGGGCTTTGCCCAATAGTCCGGAAGCCCGCCGGCTGCTCATTACGGAAATGCTTTTGAAAACCCAGCAACAGCCAACGGCAGAGACGCGTTGATTCCATGACAATCGCAGTCGCCAGCAATGCAGCGAACAGAGCGACTAATCCCGCGACATATCCGTTCGGCGTCCAATGGTATTCGCCATTCGATCCGATCACGGCGACGGCGATGCAGAACTGCAAGAATTTCATGGGAGGTTGCCATACCCTTTAACGGAAGCGGGTCGTTCACGATCATCAATACCTTCGTGCCCAACACGACGATATTGAGTGCGGCGGTCAATGCCAATTTCACCGATATTGCCACAGGATTGTCGGACTGTCTAACCCGAGACGGTCAGGCCGGAATGACGGCTGCTTTCAAGGCGATAGCAGGTTCTTTGGGTGCACCTGGTATCTCGTTTACTTCGGATGCGACCTCGGGGATGTATCTTCCGACCACGGGTGAAGTCGGCCTTGTCTCAAAATCGCTCGGATTGATTGTCAATTCCTCGATCTATCAGGTGGCATCGGCTACGGTACAAAGCGGCGGCTCCGGATATGTTGTCGGGGATGTTGTCCAGACAGCGGGTGGGACATCTATTGGATCGATATCCTGTCTCCTGAAAGTCGCCACTCTCAGCGGATCGGCGATTGCCACGGTTACTGTGGCCTATCCGGGGCAGTTCACGGTTAAGCCCACCAACCCCGTTTCGCAAGGCTCAACGGATGGCTCCGGCACGGGGGCTACATTCAACCTGACATTCGCCGCTCAATTTGCCAGTTCCGTGGTGACGGATGAGGCTGGCAATTATCCATGGCAGCGCTTGGGGGCTTCGTCGTTTGTTTCCGGAATCATGCATCGTACCAATGCATATGATTATTTGACTGCACTGATTACGGCTGGAAGCGGTATCGCCATCAGCCACGCCACCAATCCGGTTATCTCAGCAACCCTCAATCCAACGCTAGTCCCAAATTACATTTCCGGTTTGACGCTATCGACGGCCGGCAGTTCTGCTAGTTTTGGAATTGCGGTAGGTGTTGCCAACGATACCACAAACGCCACGCTGATGTCGCTTGGCTCAGCCTATACCAAAACCACTTCCTCGTGGGCGGTCGGTTCTGGAAACGGCGGCTTGGATACCGGCGCGATTGCCAATACCACCTGGTACCATGTGCATTTGATTGAGCGCACCGATACCGGCGTTGTGGATGTGCTATTTTCTCTTGACCCAAACAATCCTACGATGCCAACCAATTACACTTTGCACAGGCGTATTGGATCGCTTCGCACTGATGGTTCGGCGCATTGGCTCGCGTTTACCCAAACCGGAGATACTTTCATCTGGGGTACGGTGGCTGCCGATGTCAGTAATTCCACGGTTGTTTCGGCGCTTACCAATACGGCGTTGACCGTGCCGAGCGGCGTTATTGTAAGCGCCCTCATGCGGGCGTCTCTGAATGCCACAACTGGTACTTCCGGCAAGTTGGTGGCGATTTCTGAAACTGACCAAGCGGTGAGCACCAATACCAATACCAACATCCAGACCGGAAACAACAATCTCACGGCAGGACAATATGAGATTGTCACCAACACCGCTTCCCAGATCGCGGTTCGGTTCGCGACGAATTCAGCCGCGACTTATTCGATCTATACCTATGGATGGAAGGATACTAGGGGCGCTTAGATCATGGAAATCCTATGCTGTGTAATCTGGTTGGCAGTGGCCATCCCTAAAAACCCTCCCTGTCTCAATGGATGGGTTGACCGGGTAGCGCTGCTGTGTCCGGGGCAGGAGCCTGAGCGCCTAAGGATATCTGGCCCAAGCCGATCAAGAAAAGGCATCGCAAATGACAGCAGCCACTTACGACGCGGCGATGATGCGGGTATTTGCCGACGAGGGCGGCTTTACCAACGATCCGGTTGACCCCGGCGGCGCTACCAATTTTGGCATTACGATATTCGATGCGCGGAAATACTGGAAGCCTGACGCCACGCCGAACGATGTCCGCAACATGCCCAAGGTGGTGGCCTCGGATATCTATCGCAAGCACTATGCCGCACCTATGCGCTATGACGACCTCCCAGCCGGATTTGACTATTCGATGTTGGATGCCGCGATCAATTCCGGTGTTGGCCGCGCTCCGGTTTGGGCTGCGAAGGCAATCGGGATCAGCGACAAATCTCTTGACGTAATTGTGGCACAGTCGAATGCGGCGGTCGATAAGGTTTTGCTGATCCAGAGATATTGGGCCATCCGGTTAGCGTTCCTTCATGGCTTGCGAACCTGGAGCCATTTCGGCGTCGGCTGGGGCCGACGCTGCGCGCAAGGTGAGGCTGCGGCGGTTCGTATGTGGCTGTCTATAGGTCGGGGACTGTCCGCTCCTGACGCTCGTAAGCAAATGGATCAGGAAAGCGCAAAGGCCAAGACGAAAGCAAAGCAGGCGGGGACGGCCGGAGCAGGATCGGGAGCGGGTACGGTCGCAACGCCAGCGATCGATCATAGTTCAATGGGCGGCAAGATCATGCTGGCGCTTCTGATAGCCGTTGGCATTGTGTTAGCAGTCTATTTCATTCGCAAGGCAATCATCAATAACCAACGGGCAATCGCCTACGCGGCGGCATAGGGGAAAACATGGCTATCGGCATCACAATCGTTGTTCTGCTCATTATCCTTCTGCTCTGGTATGCGCTGAAAGGTCGCGCATGGCTAAAAACCAAATCATGGGCCAACGGGTTCTTTGCGTGGATCGAGCCTATCGAAATTGTCCTTTACCGGAAATCCGAGACGTTGCTATTTGCTCGGTTGAAAATCTTGACCGGCATCATTCTGGCAGCTTTGACTAATATCGGCACTATCGACCTCACGCCGATTATGCCATTTGTTCCCGAGAAATATGTGGGCTTCGTTCAAGCCGCATTCAATCTGTTGCCATTGACTATCAGCCTCGTCGGCTGGGCAGATCAGCGGCTCCGCAATACGACCACGCTGCCAATCGAGATTGTAGCCGTGCCTGACAAGGTGGTTGCTGAAAATCCCAAGGTGGCTGAAGCGGTAGCCATGGCGGATTCTACCAAGACGGAAGCGGTCGCGGCCGTGGCAGAAGCGAAGGCGGCCTGAGATGAATTTTATTCTCAGCCTGCTTTCTGGAGGGCTTACCGCGCTATTTAGCGCGTTCGGTAAGACCATCACAGACATTCACGCTGACAACACAACCCGCTTTAGGAACGAAAACGACGCGGGCAATCACCTTGCAGATACCACGGCCAACTCTTCAAATCAGGCCGCGCAAATCCGCGCCGACGTGCAGAAAAGTCAAGGGACATGGGGGCCATTCGGGCTCGCCGGGTTTATCATTGCAATGATGTTTGCATATCATACGAGCATGATTGTGCTGGACTCTACGCCATGGCATATCGGATTCACGATGCTTTGGTATGTCATCCCGTGGCTGCAATGGGTGCCACATCAGGTAGGTTCATGGGGAATTTCAGTATTGCCCGGCAAGTTTGAGGAAACCGAACACGCGATCTTGCAAGCGTTGTTCTATGTTGGTCCGCCATCCGCTGCGCTTGTGATCGCAGCAAAAGCTTTCAGGAGATAATACCATGAACCGCATCCTGATCTCGGCGCTACTGCTGGCCATGACGACGGCGGCATCAGCACAGAACGGCATCGGCATAGACTGCGGGCCCGGCGGCGTGAGATGCCAGACACGGGAAACTCCGGTCAGCGCTTGCTTTCGCAATACCGCGGGCTGGAGCGGCCGGCGATACGACGCCGCGCTGGATTCTTGCCTCGCCAGAGCCAAGGCTTATGACACCGATCTCGCCAAGCCGTGCCTGCCGGACGGCGCGGAGTTCGGCTGCAGGACCGGAGCGCCGAAATGACCAAGCCAGCCGCGCCGCAATCGCCGCGCGATACCGTGATCGTGCCGGCGGATACCGCACCGTTCCGCAAGTTCATCGACAGTACGACCATGCTGACCATCGGTCGGTTCGCATGGCCGGTGGTGATGGGATTGCTCGGCTATCTCGGTGCCGTGCAGCTCAACGATTTGAAAGAGGGGCAGAAGAATGGGTTGAGCGAATTACGGGACGGGCAGCGGCAGGTGTGGGCACAGGTGAGCAAGATGACCGATGCACAGGCCGCGACCAACATCGTGCAGGGCGGCCTCGTGGCCATGGTGAACGGCGCGGTGAAGCAACTCGACCGCCTGCAGTTGCAGGTTGATGGGTTGCAGAAGCATTGAGGCGCGATGGTAGAAACGCAGATGGTGCCGATCATCGACCCAACCAAGAACGTGCTCGATCTGGTCGAGTTCGAACGCAAGCACCGCGACGAACTTCGAACTACCGATCTCTCGCACATGCGCGATCTTCTGGCGGCCGAGACCCGGCGCGTTAACGAGAAGGCCGAACTTGAACGTCTGTTTAATCTTGAAATGGCCAAGGTGCTGCGCGCGAACCAGGACGCCGCATCGACGCTGCTGGCGACACAGTTGAAGGAGGTCAAGAACGATCTCTCCGATCGCACCGCCAAGCTGGAACAATTCCGCTGGGAAACTGGCGGCAAGTCGCAAGGCGTTGGACTATCCGCTGGCGTGATCGTGCAGACCATGATCAGCCTCGCCGCCGCCGCCAGCGTGATCGGCTTCATCATCGCGACGCGGGGGCACTGACATGGAATTCACAGCAAAATGCTCGGCGGTGGTCGGCTTTAACGGCATCGTCAAGCTGCTGCTGACCGTGCCATCGCCGCCGAGTTCGCAGGACGAACATCTGCTGTGCAATTTGTTGAAGTCACGCGGCGAATTCGTGGCTGGCAAAACCTATCGCATCACGATCGTGGAAGAAGGAGACGACAATGGTTAGTCTGGCAATCTCTATCCTGTGGCTCGCCATCGGGATCATCGTGGTGTGCGGCTGCATCTGGCTGCTACTCTACGCCATCAAGCTGTTCATCGGCATTCCGCCGCACATCGAACAACTGGTGTGGGTGATTATCCTGATCCTGTGCCTGATCTACGCGCTGACGCTGCTGGCTGGGGGCGGCGGCACAATGCACTTTCCCCGCTGAGCCGCATCAGAGCCAGGTCGATCCGCTGTCGCCGGTAGAACCAGCGCCACCGAGTATTTGTCGCGGGTGCTAGCCCGGTGATTGGTCAGAAGCGGGGATGCCTCTAGTCGAAGCTATACATCAGCTTCCGCGCGCTCTGCATATCGGCCTCGTACCAATCCGAACCGTCCTCGCACGCGAAGCCAAAAACGATTTCCTCTTTGCCGTCCGCAATGCGGTTGTAGATTCGGCGTACCGTATGTTCGCTCATGCCCTCAAACGCCTTGTGAATAGCGTCCAGATGCCTAGGATGGCCGACGTACACCTTGCGGCGAAACTTCACGGCAGGATGTCGCAGAGCCATGGGGTACTTTCACCTTTCGCTTAGGAGTGAGCAATCAATAGAGCCGCCTAAGCGGGTCTTGCGATGCCGGGATAGGCAATCCCTCGCTGCCCTCGGGTGGCGTCGGCACATCGCCAGCCCCTTCTCTGCGCTTCCGGCGCATCGGAATGCACCCGAAATGATAGGGGTAGCCCTGATACGTCCCGTAGGCGTGTGAGCAATCTTCGCCGCAGCCCGTGCAGTATGCTTTCATGATTCCCAGTTCCTTTTGCAGCGCGGACAATCTCTTGAAAGAGGTTCGCCGCATGTTGCACATTTTGGCGAAGCGTCGGGGACAAATCGAACGATTTCACATTCGGACGGTCGATAGAGCCATGCCGCCGTTTTCATCCAATCCTCAAAAACCTTGCGCTCGGAATGAATGTGAACAGGATGGCCGTTGCGATACAGCACAAAAAGCTGGCTATATTTTCCGGTCGCTTCCTTTTCGTAAACTTCAACCATAGCCTACCTCGTTAATCCCAAGGCATTTGAATACCGAGCATTCGGCAAACCGCCCACGTCGCCAGAAGCAAAACTGCGATGTGTAAGGCAGCGTTTGATTTTCATCCGTCGCCCATGCTGGCCTGATGTAGGTTCGTAATTCTTGAAGCTGCTCAATGACGTTTGAGCAAATGCGGCCCCTCGGGGTGTGGGCACCGAACGCATCGCGTTTGACAGTTAGTTGCGAAATGATTTCGTTACTCATGACGCCTTCTTTTTTCGCTGATAGACGAAACGCGGGCGCATCAATTCAGGAGCGCATTGCCTCACAACCTGATGAACGCGCTGCATCGAGATTCCAAGCTTACGGGCGGACTCTCTAAGAGTCAAGCCGCTTCGATAAATAGCGATGATTTCTCGGTGTCTTTTGTTCATGGCTTACTAGCTTGTCCCACATCACTGCGGTACTCCCGCTCGCCACGAGAGCGCACAAGCCGCCTTATAGTGCCCTTACGTTTGGCGATTTCTAGAAGCGCCATCGACGTGTGTTCGTTACACATGGCCTTTCCGCCAAGCGTGTATGATGCGACCCGGCGGCAGCGCGTATCCGTCTTGCCGTCGATCCGCAGATAGTCAGGCGAGAGCGCAGCCGCGCCCATTGTCGGCACTTTGATCGCCTTGGCTGTCATAGGCATCAACGCTGGCACGTCTCCCCAAAGGTGGAAGCTGCCAAAGTTCCAGCGGCTGCGGCCAACCCATGGGATCGCGCCGCGGACGTTCTCGACCAGCATCGGGATATGTCGCCCGGCCGCCTCGCAGGCCTCCTGCTGGATTCGGAAGCAGGCATTGAACAGCCGGTTCAATTCCTCAAGCATTGCGCCGCTGGTATCGGCGCGGATTGCCGCAGCCTGTGCTTTCGCCAAGGTCCAGGGCATCGCCATATAGCTATACTTTTGGCACGGCGGACTTGCGACGATCAAATCCGCCTTCCTGAATTGCGAACCGTGCAGCGTCGTTACGTCCTGGATGACAAGCTGGGCCGGATAACGATGCTCGCCGTAGACATGCTGGATGATATCGAAACCGATCACGTCGTAGCCCTCGGCAAGCAGGCCGTCAGTCCAGCCGCCCAAGCCACAGAACAGATCGATCGCGAGGGGCTTAGTCACTTGCACTCCGTGGCGGTGTGCGAGGATGTCTCAGACGGGTTCCAGCATTGATCGCAGGCCAAGGTTTCAGGGCCGAACCTGGATGGACCGCAAGTCAGGGGAGCGACCTCGCCGCAGAGTTGACATGGAGCCTCGCCCGTGTGGATCATCGACTGGATGCGTCCGGCCTGCATAAAGAAATCCTCGATTTCTGTCTCGCTCACTTCCCCGCCTCCCCGGTGCTGTCGGCATATGCGCGGACTGCTTCTATCAGTTTGAGCAAGACAAATCCCCATAAGGCCCCAGCTTCAAATTCGGTTATCAAAGGTCGCGATCCTTCAATAAAGTGAAATGCACAAAAGAAAATCATTGCGACTGTCGGGCCAACGATTGCTTCAAAAATCCTAAACTTTACGAGGCTCATTTCCGTGGTTCCCCGCTGCTGTCGAATGGGCGAGTGAGGGCGGCGCGGGCAATCTCTCTGGCCATGCCGTAATTCTCGTTGACGATACGCTCAAGCGCAGTTCTATATTCGTGCTCCCTCCCCGTCTCCGCTTCTGAGGGGCGAACAGACATGGGGATACGCATCAATGCCGGATCAACAGCGGCATCGGATTGGACCTTTTCAGAATCTCGTCTCGCGGACTCTGCGGTTCGTGCCGCTAGGCCAGAAGCAATAATTTCATCCAGCTTGGCCTCGTCAGCACACTTGGAGCAATCGGCCTTTTTATAGTTTGGTCCGTGCTTTTGACACCAATCTTGTTCTGAGGGGCTCCCATCCGATACGGGCGGGGAGGCGTAGAAGGGTTCAACTTGTAGATCGGCGTCAGCGTTAATTAGCGGCGCAGTCTGATAGTTCCACGAACCCTCTGTCCAGTTCGGATGACGCCATCGCCACGCCACCGGCTCTGCGGACGGGGAGGCCGTCGCTTCTGAGGGAGGGGAGGCGAGCGCGGCGCGAGCACGTTCAATAATTGGACCTGCGATGAAAATTTGCAGTCCAGCTTCGTCAGTGGTCTGTGGAACACGCAAATGTTCTACAAAGCCTAAAAGGCTTTCCAACGCCCCCCGCATCCCATTCCCGGCGGGAGAGCGGAGGGCGGCGAGAATTTTCTGCGCTACTTGCGTGTGGTCAAACCATTTAGATTCACCGTTTACGGTGTAAAAGTGCCCTCGCAATTCAGGCTCGCCAAAGGCGGCTTCGATTTCCGCCAGCAATTCGGCCTTAGATGGTGCGGGAGGGGTCATCGTCGGCCCTCTGCTTTTGCGATTGCATTGCAGAACTCGTCATATAGCTTTCGGTTCTCGTCACTCTCGCAAAAGTTGGCGAGGATAGGCTTGGCCGCCTTCATCATTCTGAGCATCGTTGGGGCTGCGGCCATTAAGCGCGCGTTAGCAAGATGTGTCTTTTTCAGGCGGTCCGAATTATCAAACCCCGCCCAAGTCACAATGGGTTCGCCGTGATCGGATTGAATTTCAATTATCTTGTGGCCCGAAAACTGCGGGCGTAGCAGCGCGTGATATACTTTCCACGGCCCCGACGTGTGTTTGCCCTTCGCGTTGCTCATGTCGATGCCTTTCGTGAGAGGGCGCGGTCGATAAGCATGTCAGCCGTTTTGGTGGATGGAACGGCGGTGCTTTCAGTTGCGTGGTTCCAAACAACATCAACAAGCTTGCGCAACCACTCCCGCTCTCCCTCTACAGGCAGGGGGGAGGAGGCGAGGGCAGCAGCGATAATCTCAATCTCGTTTGGAGACAGCGTGACCTCAACCGTTCCAGAACGACCCTTCCATGCCTGATAATGGCGCGCGAAGCGTTCCGCTAAAAACTTATGCAGATCGCTCCCCTGCCACGCCGACGCTACCGGCAACGGGATGTCGAGAAGGGCGCGGGCATCAGCGAGGAACGTGTCTTTGCATTCGTCCCACGGCTCCATGAGAAGTGCATCGCTGGCGTTTGGAGCTACGGCCTTGATTACAGAATCGGCATGAGTTGCACGCCGTTTCTCGCACTCGTAGAGTACCCGCGCCGCCGCATTCACCCATTGCTCGATTCTGGTCTGTGCATTCAGCGCGTCCGTCACCCGCTGAAACGTCCTCTCCGTAACGACCAGACTATCCTTCATGTCCTTGCTCCGTTGATCTGTCGCAGCCTGTAGACGTGCAGCAAATTGAAAAACACTCCAATCGGGTACATCGGCAGGAAGGCGATGCAGGCCACGGGAAGCACGAACCAGCGCGGAAGGGGGAAGGGGATGGTCATCTTGAGTTCCTAATGCATTTAAGATTTGTTTCAGCGCACCACTGAGATTGCTTCGCGTTCGGAGAAGTCAGGCGAGGGCTTCAAGCCATTTTGCATTGCCTGTTGTCAGATATGAGCGCAGCGCGCGGGCCGCTTGTTCGGTGCCAGGATCAGATGCAATCGCGCGACCATTGTAAAACAGGTCATGCAATCCATCTGTCGTATCCCTTGGAAAAATAGGAAACGAAACATTTCCTACCCGTTCGGCGGTGCCGCGAAGGCATCCCACTGAGCCACAATCAACATGCCCGTAACTTACAATCATGTTGAAGAAGGCATTCATCTCGTGACACACGCCATAGTCGGGCTTGACGCTGAGAAGTGGCACATGCTCAAGCTTCCCCGTTTCCAGCATGACAAGCGTTTTCATCAATGCTTCTCTCTGCGGCTCGGAGATTTCAAGGTCGGCAGCGGATTTGAAATTTTGCGCTAACATATTGAAGCCCTCTCTATCTATCCTGACTTGATGGTGTCTCAGCTTGCTCAGTGAGAGATTGAAACCAATAACCAACTCAACCCCAACTACCCAAAGCATCGCTAATGGAACTACAACCATTCCAAGCAATGGAAATATCACCCGCTCTACTGCGGATAATTTCACGGGAGCGGGCGAGCCATAGCCGTTTACGGTGAGGGTCATGCGGGAGTTCTCAGATTTGAATTCCGCGTTGCCGCAACGCATTCATAAGATTGGCTTGCGTGTTCATTTCCGTTCGCTGCAAGGCCATCCCGAGGAGCGACTGCATGGCATCGCGGAGCGCGCCAGGCAGTGCAGAAGCCAAGGCTTCGTTTAGGGCCGTAGCCGTCGCTGGATCGTCAAAGAGAGCTTTCACTCTCACGTCGAAGATTTGCTTGAGCGCTTCCGTCGCGATGGCCCGCGCAGCTTCGACAACCGGGGAGTCAATTTCCTTAGTCGAATAACTCCCATCCCGCACCAAACGCTTCTGAATTAGCGCGGCGTCAACAGCCTTCCTCGTTAACTCGGTAATTGCGTCCTCATCCTCGATAAGGGCACCTAAGCCGATGTCCTTGATATGTTGGACAAGCTTTTCTTCCAAGGTCATTGACTTTGAATTTTCGGTCATGATCTCCGCTCCAATGGCCTTGAGGCTGTTCGTTGCGGGGCGGCTTTACGGAAGCCGGCCGACTGAATTTTCTGCCGCGGCGCGAATGCTCCGATATGCTTTGCGCGCTTGCGGTAGATTACGGATTTTTCTGCAACGTCAGTTTTCGTCTTGAGCGCGTGGCACGGCACGCAAAGCAGTTGCAGGTTGGATTCTCTATGTGAACCGCCGTTGATAAATGCCTGGATATGGTCGTAGGCTGGTCGCAATCCGCCGACGATGGCAAGCGTGCAGGCCGCGCAGCGCCCACCGGCCCGATCAAACACACGGACCTTAACCCGTGTAGGAATAGCTTGGTTATCATGTTCGGCTATCCATTCTGGAAGTTCGCGGCTCATGCGCTGGTCCCTTGCTCGGCAGGCTCATGAAACACCACGCCGTGCTCTGCGCCCCAAGCGAAGATGAACTCGATTAATTCGGTCATTTCCGACTTTGAAAGATCGGACGATGATTGCCCCCATGGAATGAACGTCGAATTGTCCAGCGATGGAATAAATTGCACTTCCCGCCCGCAGGCGTGCATGAACAGGACTTTCCATTGATCCGGGGTGTAGCGGCGGCCGGCGTGTTCCTTCTGTGTAGCAACGTCCGTCAGCATTGCCCACATGCGGCTATTCTGCTCTAGCGAGCGCTTGGCATCCTTGAACTCGACGCGCGTCCCAACAGGAGCTTGCTCAAGCCATCGTGCGGCGCGCAAGCGGTCGCTGGGATAACTGAGGACAAGCGTTGCTCGGGTCATGCGGCGGCATCCTTGGCACCATAGCAGCGGATATATTCGACGGTCTGCCGCAGTTCGGTGTTGAACAGATCAACTTCGTTCGCGATCTTTGCGATGTAGGAATCATCGCGATAGACGCGGATTGAAAACAGCGGAAGCTTTGGGCAATAGCTGCAAAAATCCCACCATTCCCGTTCGCAAACCCAAATGTTGCCGTGAACCTGGGCCTTGTGTTCGGACGGAAGATCGCCAGCCAACAGCCGCGCGATCTGGATATGCGCCGCAGCGGATTTGATTTCTAAGCCGCCCTTGTCTCCGATAAGGCTATCCGGGCTTGCGCCCTTATCGCCGCTGCGAATGAAGCCGACGCGCTGCGGCTCAACCCCATTCATAAAAGCGTAGAGGTCGCGGGCTTCGTCCTCCATCAACTTGCCGCGCTCCATATCGTCATTGCTATATGTTGCCATCGGCTCGCCGGTCAGGATTTCGCCGGCAAGCTTATTGAGATAGGCAACGCGCGTGATGCTCTTGCCTCCCTGCTTGCCTACCGCCATGACGGTATGAAATTCGCTGGCAGTCGGAATCCCGGCCCGCGCCGCGAACCATTCCGGGGAGCCTTGTTCGCATTCGATGATCTGCATCATTTGGCTTTCCCAACCCGTTTGATTTCGGAAATGCACGAATCGAAATATTCAGCCGGAATATCTTCAACGCGCTTCTGCTTGGCCCAAGCGAGGAATGCGCGGGTGTTAACGTTCAGGCTTTCCAGCAAATCGCGGATTTGCGCGGCCTGATCTTGCGTGATCGAGCCC